GATCGTGGGCCTCAAAGGCCGCACGAGTGGACTTGTACTCGAACACCTCGGTGCCATCCTCTGCATCCAGGGTCACGGTGACGCCGTTGCGGGTGGTGCGCGCAGCCTTTACCGCAGGATCAGCCCAGGACGCAGCAACGCCAGCAGAGTTGGATGCATCACCACGAACAGGCTCAGGAGTGGCATCGTTGAGGGTATCTTTGGACTCAACCCAAGCATCCCAGCCAATTACGCTAAGGGTAACGCAGCTGTCAGCGCCCTTGCCGTTGTCGGCGGTTACATACTGATTCTCCAGCAGCTCTGCCAAGGCTTTCTTTTCCGGTTTGGAGTCAGCGACGCAGTTGGCCCATACAAAGTCAATCTCTTCGCGGGTCTTCGGCTCAGCACCGTTGAGGGCGCTGTATTCAGAGCGGGCGATGTTATTCAGAACGCGATGGTGGATCGCCTTCAGGGCGAACTCTTTCTTGGCAGGCTCCTGGGATGCTTCGGCCTTATCAACAGGCGCAACCTGCGACTCAGCCAAAGGGATTTGATCGTCTGCTTTTGCCTCAACAGCGGCCTTCTCATTGACGGAGTCCAGCAGATCGATGCAGCGCTTCTCAGCGGTGGCACGGTCGGCAAACTTCTTGACCGGCTTTTCATCGTTGTGGCTGTTGTAGAAGGCAACCAGGTCAGCGGTTTTTGCGGCTTGGATATCGGCTACAGATTTCATGGCACTTCCTCTTTCTGATTCTTTCTGGTTTAGAGCTGGTCATCAGCTCATGAGTGTCATTATCGACCATCCGTCCAAGCCAGGCAACAATTATTTTCAAAAAATCTGAAAATAATTCCTCCAACACCCATCGGCAGGTCGGGGCTTGAAGAGTATAGACCGAAAAATCCACAAATCAAGCAATCGACGCCCCACAAGAACGGCAGGTATAATGCACGGCATCCAGGCGTACACTAAGGAGGTGTGCCATTTACAGCTTAAACCCAGCGCTGAAGAGCTTCTGGCGCACTCCAACGCGCTACAAAGTACTATACGGCGGGCGCGCATCATCCAAATCTCACGATGCCGCTGGCTTCGCGGTGTTCTTGGCCGCAAACTTCACCATAAAGTTCCTTTGTGCGCGTCAGTTTCAGAACAGAATCAGTGAATCGGTCTACACACTGATCAAGGACAAGATAGAGAACAGTGAATTCAAAGATGAGTTTGTGCTGACTAACAAGTCAATCATACACAAGGTCACAAAAAGCGAGTTCATATTCTACGGGATCGCCCGCAACCTGTCAGAAATCAAGTCAACGGAAGGCGTGGACATTCTGTGGTTGGAAGAGGCCCACTATTTGACTTACGAACAGTGGGAGACAATCAACCCGACCATCCGTAAGCAAGGCAGTCAAGTCTGGTTGATTTTCAACCCAGATGAACAGACCGATTTCGTCTATCAGAACTTTGTGGTCAATCCTCCAAAAAACTCCATCGTCAGATCAATCAACTGGGAGGAGAATCCATACCTCTCAGAGACGATGCTTGAGGTTATTCACGAAGCTTATCGGCGCAACAAGAAGCAAGCAGAACATGTATATGGCGGCATCCCGAAAACGGGCGCTGACAAGTCCGTTATCAACCTGGCATACATCTTAGCTGCTGTGGATGCGCACAAGAAGCTTGGGTGGGAGCCTGCTGGAAAGAAAACAATCGGTTTTGACGTGGCTGACGATGGAGAGGACATGAACGCCATCATCGAATCCCACGGCAACGTGATCATGGGCGGGATGGAGTGGGAAGGCCAAGAGGACGAGCTTCTCAAATCGTGTACCAAAGTATACACGCGCGCCCTTGAGTTTGGAGGATCAATCAACTGGGACTCAATAGGTGTTGGTGCTCACGCAGGCGCCAAGTTCAAGGAGTTGAATGAAGCTCGAAACCTGCAAATCGAATATGAACCGTTCAATGCCGGTGCCGGTGTCAAAGATCCTGATGGCGTCTACATGGAACTGCCGCACATCAAGATCTTGAACAAGGATCACTTTTCTAACATCAAGGCGCAGATGTGGGATGAGGTGGCAACCAGATTCCGTAAGACGTATGAGATGATAAACGGAGAAGGCATACACCCTCACGATGAGTTAATCAGCCTCTGCAGCGAGTCGATCCCAACCGACATAATGAACAAGATAAAAATGGAGCTTTCATCGCCAAGAAAGGATCAGGACTTGAGCGGGCGATTTAAAGTAGAGTCAAAAAAGGACATGAGGAAGAGGAAAGTCAAGTCACCTAACGTGGCCGACGCATTCATTATGTCCATGATCAAGGCCAAGCGCCGACCAGCCGGGTTCTTCGACTTCTGATTGCGGTTATTACACAGCCCTGGCCATACTCTGTGGCTTTCTTTGTTAGGCCAGGGCTGTACCAGGGCGTGGCTATTTAAAGCACAGGATGGCCAGGAATACGATGGCGATGAATTCCATCACAACAAGGAACACCAAGTAGGCGTTGATGTTTCCAAGCCTGTCAACTTCCTTGTTGGCTTTGGCAAGGACGTATGCTGGCATATCCTCTTTTTTCACCTCTGGGCACTTGGCGTCTGGGGTATCAAGAAAGCCTTTGATTTTGTTCATTTCATCACCCTAATGTCTTGTTAATCTCTACAGTCCTGCCTTTGCGTGTTCCAGCAGCACGTGCCTCACGCGTCACAGAGTCGGTTGTTGATACATATTTGGTCTGAGAGTATTTGACCTCACCAAAATGCTCATTAACCGAAGCCTCTTTGTACAGAACAAGGCCCTTGCCAACTTCAGGGCCGTGCTCCATGGTTATCGAATCGCGCTCAATTGTCATCTCTTCGATGCGTCGCGAAATCTCTGTGATTGCCCCAATTTTGAACTGGTTGCCGACGCCAACTGGATATTTATCATACCCCTTTCCTACCAGAAATTCCTTGCAAAGGCGATCAACAGTATCAAGAAGCGAGTTGTACATGTCAATTGCCAATTGAACGTCAGAGGCATAGCCGCGAAACTGAACACGCTTGCCCCATTTCTTTTCGTCAGTCGGCTTCTTTTTGAAATCGACCCATCCCCACTCGAACACTGCCTGGCAATCGTTGTATTTGCCGATCACAACAGCGAACGTGGACATGTAGGTTGGAATGGCCGCAAAGAAGCGGGTTGCTGACTTGGCGTCAAACACCTCTTCTTTTGTGTCGGAAAGGTCCATCTCAGTCACCTGGTATTTGTCCATCAGGTGACGTGCGCGGCTTGCAGCGATTGCGGCCTCGTTGGGACTGCTGGAGTCTTTGGCCATG